CGAACTCAGTCCCAAGCTACAATGCTCAAATAGGCCGTATGCGCGAAATTGCGCTTACCAAAGCCTATGCGAAAATGAATAGCGCTCCGATTCTTGGAGGGGAGATCTTGTCCGATATGGGCAAGACACTGGGAATGATGCGGAGTCCCATGAAAGCTGCGCGCACACTGCTTAGAAAGATAAGCGAACGTGCTGCTCAGAAAAGTGGGAAATCTGCTCAACTGACTGCTCGAGCCATTAGTTCTGCTTGGCTGGAGTATCGGTATGGGTGGAAGCCGATCATAATGGACTGTGACGAGGCCCTTAAGCAAGGTGCCAAAATCGCAGCAAACCATTATGTGACGCGCCAGACGGCCAGGGCTAGCGAGAGGGATGCGAATATTAACCGCATTTCTTTCTCTCGTAAAGCCATGGGTGGAGCCTATAGTGCATGGCTCGCCTCAGGAACTGCCTCTCTTAAACAAGAGGTAGTAGTCAGCGCGGGGGTAATTTACGAGCAATCGCTCGCCTCACAGCAATCGTTGGCACATATCTCTGGCTTTGCAGCCAAGGATATACCTGCGACTATCTGGGAGGTAATCCCCTATTCCTTCGTGGTAGACTGGTTTGTTAACGTTGGAGATTGGATTTCGGCGGTAACGCCTAATCCGTCTGTTACCGTTAAAGGTAACTGGGTGACTTCAGTTGAACATGCACACCTTGAATTTCAAGATGGCACGTTCGAAAATACAAACTGGAATCCCCCATCAGGACCGTTATACGGCCGCTACGGCGGATCATCCGAACAATGGATGCTCTTCACCCGTATGCCGAACCAGCAACTCCCACAGACCCCGGTGGTAAAGGGAAAATTCCTTTCACCACTACAAGCCGCCGATGGCTTAGCATTATCGGTTGGGACGATTTTGTCACAACTTGAAAAGCTGCGTCATTAGCGAGACCCGCCTTTAAGGAGGCCTATTATGGCATTGAAAACAATGTCACTCGTCGCATCCGGTACAATATCTGTAACCGGAGGTTCAGCTCAGGTATTCACCGATAATGGTGTTACCATTCCAAATGGTGTTCAGGTTGTAGTCCCAGCAGATACGGACTACCAGACCCGACGGCACGCTACTTTTAAGTATCGGCCTCCCTCTGTTGACCCGAAGACCAACGTTTACGGTAAGGATAAGAAATCGGTCAGCTATGCTGTTCCGGTTGTCCTTCCTACCGGCCAGGTCGTTTTCAATACGATCCGGATTGAACGTGAAGTCCACCCTTCGTACACAGCGGCTAGCTGCACCGAGTTGAATAAAATCGGTGCTCAGCTTCTTGTGGATACGGATCTAGATGGCTTCTGGGCTACCGGTTCCTTATCTTAGGAATCGGCAAACAACAAAGGAGAAACACCATGAATAACAGAGCGGACCAAAACTCTGTCGATTCCATGATGCTCAACATGGCATCTAGGATGATTCAGGACTTTCAAGCCATTCAGTCTGATGAACTTTATGCTGAGGATCTACAGCGTGCTTTACGACGCCAGGATATCAAAGCAATCAGAGAATGGGATCCTACGCTAGATTATGAAGGGGATGCGTATGTCTTTAAACAGACGTATCAGCTTCAGAATCTTTTTAAACGCCACAGGTTCGAAAAAGACCTGTATAGTGATGATGAGCTTGTTACGGAATCAATAAATAAATTCCTAGCGACTCAAAATCGGATTTCGTGCATAGATCTAGACAATCTTAGTGCATTTACTAAGACAGTTCTAGACTGTGCACAGATCTACATTGCCAATTTACTTGGCGACTATTGCGATGAAGAACATCGTAGTGCGTGTAGGTTTGGAAGGAAAGCGGCCGTGGGGATTCCGGGACGGAAAGCGTCTTTAGCTGCCCGTTGGGAGTTACCCATTTCCGGCTCGTTAGGCCAAATCGCCTGGTTTGACTCAGAGATGAGTCAGGTTGACTGCGTTCAAGATTATTGGATGAGTCAATTGGAAAGTGATCCTAACCGATCCATCTACCAGACGACGGAAGCCCTGAAACTGGCTCTAGTCCCTAAAACGTTTAAGTCTTTACGTTCAATCATGCCCAACACAACCATAGGCGGATATATGTCCTATGGCTTGGGTGAGATGTTACGCGTGAGACTAAAACGGCAAGGCTACGATATTACGACGCTCCAAGAGCGGCATAAATATCTTGCTCAATTATCATCAGTGTCAAAACATTTAGTCACTGCTGATCTTTCATCGGCTTCGGATTCAATTTCCGTAGCTCTGGTGAAGCGATTGTTTCCACATGATTGGTTCGATATACTCGACCAGTCACGTATTGCAATCGTTGAGCTACCTGATGGTACATTTGTAGAAAGCCAAACTTTCTGCACGATGGGCATTGGGTATACCTTCCCGTTACAGACGTTAGTGTTCCTTGCTCTACTAAAATCAATCCAGGCAATATTGTACAACCGCCAGGATCGGCTCACGATTAGTGTATACGGAGATGACATGATATATGCCAGCCGGATGCACTCTGTTGTTTGCCAGACTTTTGTAGAATTGGGCTTCGTCATTAATATTGATAAAACCTATGACGAATTACCCTTCAGGGAATCCTGCGGTGGTGACTACTACCGCGGTGTGGACGTTCGACCGTTCCAACCTAGGAACGGTGCGACATTTGTAGGTGTTAAAGCCTACGAGGCCATGCTTTATAAGTCCATAAACGGCTTACTACGCCGATGGACCGAGCATGAATTGCCTAGGACCTTGGCCTGGCTTGCGTCAGAAGTCTGTAGGGTAGCGTCAAAGATAAGACGTGTGCCTGAAGATTTTCCAGACGATGCTGGTGTCAAATGTCCGAGTCCTCTGCATTGGTCTTTTCTAATGCAGTTTGATGTGGCAGCTCTTAAAAGTGTGGGGCATGGGATCTTCCGCTTCACATATCTTAGTTTAAAACCAGATATGCGAAAGGAGATGCGCCATGTTCCATACCTTTGGGCTGCCCTTGAACGAGCTTGTCCTCCAGTGGGTTTATACCCTGATGGAGACAGGCCTGTGGGCTCTGGAACGCTATCTGCTTGGATAAACTCTAAGTTAGATATCGATTCCTACGTACCGCCTCTGATTGAAAAAGAGGTAGTACCGGTACAGACGATACGGGGTTTAACCGGTCGTCGCCTACGTCGCACGGCGACTTTTGTGCCTATACAGCACACAGGTCGCTACATGCGCCAGAC